ACGGTGTTCTATGGCTAAGACCCCGGCATGGCAACGCGCAGAAGGCAAGAACCCCAAGGGTGGCTTGAACGCCAAAGGCCGCGCCTCTGCCAAGGCTCAAGGCATGAACTTGAAGCCGCCGCAGCCGGAAGGCGGGTCACGGCGCGACTCTTTCTGTGCCCGAATGAAAGGCATGAAGAAGAAGTTGACCTCTGCCAAGACAGCCAACGATCCAAACAGCCGTATCAATAAGAGCCTGAGAGCATGGAACTGCTGATATGGAACATCGTGCTGTCTTTTATATCCGCAGCAGCAATGCTGTGGATCAAGGCTACGCACGACGAAATCAAGCGGGTCTCCATCCTGTTGAGCAAGACGCGGGAAGAGAACGCGGAGAAGTACGTCATCAAGGCGGATGTTCACAGCGACATCAACCGCGTGTTGTCTCGGTTGGATCGGCTCGATGAGAAGTTGGATGCGTTCATGAAGGAGCAGCGCAGTGCCCTCAACTAGCGGCAAACAACACAGGCTCATGGCAGCGGTGGCTAACAACCCCAAATTTGCCAAGCGGGTCGGTATTCCCCAGTCAGTTGGGGAAGAGTTTGTTGCCGCCGACAAAGGGCGTAAGTTTGGTTCTGGTGGTCGTATTGATCGTCAGGGTATCAACAAGCCATTCACCGATCACGGAAAGATGGCTATCAACAGGCCAAAAACCGATCACGGGGACTTGGCTCTTTTCAGAAAAGGTGGCGAAATGGCTGAGTCCAGAGCAATGGTGAAGAAAGAAGTGTCCTTCATGAAAAAGAAGGGCGCCCCCAAGTCCATGATCAAACATGAGGAGGCCGAAATGGCTGGAATGAAACGTGGCGGTAAGGTTAAGAAGTTTGCTGCTGGTGGCGACACCACCATGTCCAACCCCTCGAAAGAGCGCAAGGGCATGACGATGGAGAAGATGGGCAAGGTCACTGCCGGTGGCATCAAGAAGTTTGGTGAGCACACCGTGCAGACCAAGGGTCATACCCGTGGCAAAAACATGGGCGACTCTGGCAAGACCGTGCCGATCCAGCGCGGTGCCGTGGGCATGAAGCGCGGCGGCAAGTGCTGAGGAGTTAGCCATGCCTAATTACCGCAAGCCTACTGAAAAGGAAGCGGCCCGACTGGAAGAGTCTCGTCGCCTCATGCAAGAAGGCATCAAGGGCGAACAGGATGTCATGTCCAAAGTTATGCCCACGATGGCTAAGTCTGCTCGTGACGACATCCGCGCCGCCAAGGCTATGCGGGAGTCGGTGCCTGCCTCGGCTCGTGAATACGAAGCCTACCAAGGCGCGGGCTACAAGAAGGGTGGTTACACCAAGTCGGCTGATGGCATCGCCAAGCGTGGTAAGACCCGAGGCACCATTGTCATGTGCAAAGGCGGGATGTACAAATGATGGCTTCACGCGGGATGGGGGCTATGAACCCGTCCAAAATGCCCAAAGCCAAGCGTAAAGCGCGGCGCGATGACACGGACTTCGATCAGTACGCCGAAGGCGGAGAAGCCAAGTCCAAAGTCAATGAGGCTGGTGTTTACACCAAACCGGGCATGCGTAAGTCGTTGTTTGAGTCCATCAAGTCGCGTGCTGTGCAGGGTACAGCGGCAGGTCAATGGAGCGCCCGCAAGGCGCAGTTGCTTGCCAAACAGTACAAGGCGAAGGGCGGGGGCTACAAGTGAAGAACCCGCAGCAGTCGCTGAAGGATTGGACCGCGCAAAAGTGGAGGACGAAAAGTGGTAAACGATCTTCTGACACGGGCGAAAGATATCTTCCAGAGGCTGCGATCAAGGCTCTCAGCCCTTCTGAGTACGCTGCGACAACGCGTGCGAAACGCGCTGGAAAAAAAGCCGGAAAGCAATTCGTAGCCCAACCCAAAGGCATCGCAAAGAAAACAGCGAGGTTTAGATAATGCACACTACAGACTGCGCCATTCATCAAGACGGACCATGTACTTGCGGCTACTATGAGTGGCTGGAAGAAGTGGCTTTGGAAGAAGCCATGCCTTTGCATTCCGAAGAAGAAATGCTTGAAGAGGTGTGCTATGGCTGAGAAATGGATTCAGAAAGCAATCAAGAAACCCGGCGCTCTGCGCTCCGCGCTTGGTGTGAAAGAAGGCAAAACCATCCCCGCCAAGAAGTTGGCGAAAGCCGCCAAGGCTCCGGGGAAGATGGGCCAGCGTGCACGCCTCGCACAGACTTTGAAGAAACTGGGCAAGTAAATGACAACATCAGGCGTCGCCAACTTCAACCTCGATCTTAATGAGGTCGTTGAGGAAGCGTTTGAACGCGCCGGTTCAGAACTACGCACGGGCTATGACCTCCGTACCGCACGCCGCAGCCTCAATTTGCTCTTTGCTGATTGGGCTAATCGTGGCATCAACATGTGGACTTTTGAGCAGGACGTCATTACTCTGGCGACGGGCCAGCCGACGTATGCGCTACCGGACGATACAGTCGACCTGCTCGACCAAGTTATCCGTACATACGCAGGGCAGACCAACAACCAAGCGGACCTAAACATCACACGTATTAGCGTCAGCACTTACGCCACAATCCCAAACAAGTTAATTCAAGGTCGCCCGATTCAGGTCTACATCCAACGCCTGTCCGGGCAAAGTTCCTTGATGGGTGCGACGGTTGCTGCGGGGTTCAATTCCACCGTCACGACTGTTCCTGTGACGACATTGGACGGATTTCCCAACGCAGGGTTTGTGACCATCGGGACCGAACTGATCTTCTACAACGAGTATCAGCCTGCGGCAAACGGGAACCCCGCGCTCTTGCTGAACTGCTGCCGGGGGCAGGGGAACACCACTGCCGCAAGTCATTCCTCGGGCGATTCCATTTATCTGACCCAGAAGAACAGCATCACGGTTTGGCCCACACCCAACCCGGGTACGACTTATCAGTTTGTGTACTGGCGGCTGCGCCGGATGCAGGACGCCACCAACTCCGGTATCAAGAACTTTGATGTGCCATTCCGCTTTCTGCCCTGCCTTGCAGCGGGGCTGGCGTACTACATTGCGCTGAAGATTCCCGGTGCCATGGAGCGCCTGCCCGTGCTCAAGCAGCAGTACGACGAGGCATGGCAACTTGCCGCTGATGAGGATCGTGAGAAAGCCGCGATTCGCCTTGTGCCGCGCCCAATGTTCTTGGGTGGTGGCAGTGGGGTGGGCTGATGGGTAATAGGTTTGCGTCCGGCAAATATGCGATTGCGCAGTGTGACCGCTGCGATTTTCGCTTCAAACTGAAGGTGCTCCGCAAGGAGATCATCAAGACCAAGAACTACAACCTCTTGGTTTGCCCTCAGTGTTGGGACCCGGACCACCCTCAACTGCAACTGGGCATGTATCCAGTGGATGACCCGCAAGGTTTGCGTGAGCCACGCCCAGATAGAAGTTATACGCAGTCGGGCAACACCGGCCTGCAAGTTGTGCCCACAACCGCACCGACCAAAGATGGGGTGGGGTTGCCAAGCGAGGGTAGCCGTGACTATCAATGGGGCTGGAATCCTGTGGGTGGGTCTCGCGCAAACGATGCAGGATTGACGCCAAACTACTTGGTGTTGACCGTGCAAATTGGTACAGTAACGGTTGTTGCTACATAGGAGCAAACATGGAAAAGAAAGAAGTCAAGCGCATCGCTGACGTGGAAGCCAAGAAGGAAGTCAAGGCCCACGAGAAGAAGATGCACAAGGGCTACGCCAAGGGTGGCGTAACTTCGTTGAATATGAAGAAGTACGGGCGCAATCTTGCCCGCGCTATGAATCAGCGTTCTACCGGACGTGGAGGCTAATATGGCTAAGTTCAGCAAAAAGGTTGGCGGCAAGGAAGTCGGCTCTGCCGAGGTCTACGCACAGCCGCATACGATGACTGGCGAAGCCGTAAGCCTGAAGAACAACGGCTATGAAGGTGGCAACCGCTACCGTGCCAACGATGTCAACATGAGCGTTGGTAGCATTCAGCGAAACGATTTTGCTGAACCCAAAACCACCGGGATTAAGATTCGCGGTACGGGTGCAGCAACCAAGGGCGTGATGGCCCGGGGGCCGATGGCGTGAACTACACGGAGTTGTCGAGCGCGATTGTCGCGTACACCGAGAACACGAGCAGCGATTTCGCCGCTCAGATTCCTGTCTTTGTCGAGCAGGCAGAGCAGCGCATCTACAACTCCGTTCAATTCCCGTCGATCCGCAAGAACGTCACGGGCACAACTACTGCAACAAATAAATATTTATCGTGCCCCGGTGATTTTTTGTCGGTGTACTCAATGGCAGTAATTGACGCTACAGGTGCGTATGAATACTTGCTGAATAAGGACGTAAATTTTATTCGGCAGTCATACCCCAATCCGAACGAGGATAAAGGTCTTCCTCGGTATTACGCTTTGTTTGGCCCGGCTACATCAGGTTCTACAATTACTAATGAATTGACGTTTATTCTTGGCCCAACGCCGGATGCGTCTTACAACATAGAACTCCATTATTACTATTACCCACAGTCCATCGTGACCGCAGGTACGACGTGGCTAGGTGACAACTTTGATACTGTGCTGCTATACGGCTCTCTTGTTGAGGCTTACACCTACATGAAGGGTGAGCAGGACATGATGGCCCTGTACAACCAGAAGTACATGGAGGCCCTGCAACTCGCCAAACGTCTGGGCGATGGCCTTGAGCGTAGCGATGCGTACAGGTCTGGGCAATCTCGTATTGCGCCACTGCCGCAGAATAGCGGGGTCAAGTAATGCCAATCCAGCAAGGTGCCACCAACGCGTTCAAGACTGGCTTGGCGTCGGGCACGTTCAACTTCAACACGGATACGTTCAAGATTGCCTTGTATACCGGCGCTGCGAACCTTGATCCGACTACGGGGTCCTACACCACGTTGAATGAGGTTCCAAATGGCAGTGGATACACGACGGGCGGTCAGACATTGACTGTCTCTGTTGCCCCCACCATTGGACCAATCCCCACGGATACTGTGGCGTATCTGTCATTCTCCAACGTAACTTGGAACCCCGCTGCATTTACTTGTCGTGGAGCCATCATTTACAAGTACGATGGTGTGACTAACCCAACGGTTTGTATTCTTGATTTTGGTGGTGACAAGACCTGTACCACTACGTTTCAGGTGCAGTTCCCCACTGCTACCAACACCAGCGCGATTATTCGCATCGCATAAGGAGCCAATATGTCTATCGAAAAAGCCAAAGCCACTGACATCGTTGGTGGTGGTCTTGTAGCAAACACTGGAGCCGGTGAGACTGCACTGGCTACGGGCAAATACGTTGTTGAGTGCTTCGACAAGGACGGCAACCTCAAGTGGGTTGCAGAGTCCAAGAACCTCGTGGTGAACGTTGGTCTTCAGTACATGGCGGGCGTTGCCCTGACCAGCACGGCTCAGATTACGTCTTGGTATGTTGGGTTATATGGAGCCGCTGCTTCTAATAACCCGGCAGCGTCAGACACCATGTCGTCGCATGCAGGCTGGACTGAGAACACTACGTACTCAGAAGCCACCCGTCCGGCGGCGACGTTTGCTGCGGCGACCAACGCTAACCCGTCTGTTGTGACAAACAGCGCCAGCAAGGCGGCATTCACGATCAACGGCACGACCACGATTGGCGGCGCTTTCCTGACCAGCAACAACACCAAGGGCGGCACGACTGGCACGCTGTTCTCGGCTGCGGACTTCTCTGCTCCCGGCGACCGTTCGGTGGTGAGCGGCGACATTTTGAACGTGACCTACACCTTCAGCCTTGCTGGATGATAAATGGCAGAAGGCGGCTGGGGTTCTGGCGCGTGGGGTCAGGCCGGGTGGGGTGACTCGGTTTATGGCCGCGATGTTGCTGAAACAGCGACAGGAACAGACGCCACTTCTGGAGGCCGTGCGTTTGAATCCGCAATAGCGGAGACAGCAACTGCAACAGATGCAATATCGGCGCTTGCTACGTTTGGTGCGTCGGTTGCTGAAACCGCGACGGGGACGGATGCTGTAGCGTCGGGGGTATCTGTTGGGGCGGCGGTTGCCGAGACTGCGACAGGCACGGATGCGATAGGTTCTGTTGTAAACGTACTGAGTGCGGTAGCGGAGACGGCCACCGGGACAGACGCAATATCCGCGCTTGCCACATTTGGGGCAGCGGTATCTGAGACGGCTACCGGCACAGACGCAGTATCTGCAACGCCCACATTCCCCGCGTCGGTCAGCGAGACAGCATCGGGTTCGGATCAGACCAGCGCCGCTGCTCAGTTTGGTTCTGCGGTCAGCGAAACCGCAACGGGCACAGACGCAATATCTTCTGCGTTTGCGTTCTACAGCAGTGTTTCAGAGACGGCTACGGGTACGGATGCAATTGCTGCGTTGGCTGTTTATGGTCGAAGCGTCGATGAAACTGCTACCGGATCAGACGCAACCGCTGCTTTGTTTAAGCCCAGTGCGGCGGTCAGCGAGACGGCAACGGCTACAGACATTGATGCAGCGGTGGCAAACTTTATTGCGTCTTTGATTGAATCTGCCACGATCACAGACAGCGTGTCGGGCCGCAGGCTGTGGGAACTAATAGATGACAGCCAGACCGCAAATTGGCAAAATATCAACAACACGCAGAGCGCGGGTTGGACGGTGATAAACACCCAATAGGAGTCTTGAATGGCAACCGTAAACTACACAGACTTGATCGGGCTTGCGTTGCCGACAACGGGCGATCTGTCGGGTACGTGGGGCACTGAAGTCAACGACTACATCAGCAAGTATGTTGATGCAGCGGTGGCCGGTACGCAGACCATCAGCGGTTCGCAGACGGCTGTCACGCTGAGCAAGACCACAGGCACCGCACTTGTTTCTGCTGGCTCTGGTGCAACTGGCTCATCGCAGTACCAGATCATTAACTGCACGGGCAACCCGGCAGGGCTTTTGACGATTACTGCCCCTGCGGCCAGTAAGCCCTACATCATTCTTAACTCCACCTCGACCAGCCAATCGGTCAAGATTGTTGGCGCTGGGCCGACTACAGGTGTTACCCTGATTAGCGGTGAAAAGGCAATTGTTGCGTGGAACGGTTCTGATTTTGTCAAAGTAGCCTCCACCGTCATTACCAACCTTACCGGCACGTTGGGCGTATCTAATGGCGGTACGGGCCTGACTTCCGGTACTTCGGGCGGCGTATTGGCGTTCACCGCATCGGGGACGCTTGCCTCCTCTGGCGCACTTGCTGCAAATGCAATTG